TCTTGCTACTCCTCTTTATCCTATTATGGATAACATGATTATGGAGTCTTTTTTCTTTTTTGTTCCTAATCGTCTTGTTTGGTCTAATTGGCAAAAGTTTATGGGTCAGCAGACTAATCCTGGTGATTCTATTGCTTATACTATTCCTCAGACTACTTCACCAGTTGGTGGTTATGCTGCTTGTACCCTTGGTGATTATTTAGGTCTTCCTACTGCTGGTCAGGTAGGTTCTTCTGCTACTGTTACGCATATGTCGCTTTATCAACGTGCGTACAATTTGATTTGGAACGAATGGTTTCGTGATGAGAATCTTCAGACTTCTGTTCCTCAGCTAATGGATGATGGTCCAGACGATAATACGAACTTTAGTTTGCTTCGTCGTGGTAAGCGTAAGGATTATTTTACTGGTGCTTTGCCTTGGCCTCAGAAGGGTACTGCTGTTACTTTACCTCTTGGTACTACTGCTCCTATCAAAACGTCTATTGTTAATTCTGGTAGTGCTACTAATGCTTCTATTCTTGATGGTAATGGTAACTATAAGACATTAGGTACTGATGCTTCTAATCTTTATATTACTGCAACTGCTGGTACTGCTGGTGCTTCTCTTTTTGCTGATTTGAGTCAAGCTACAGCTGCTACTATTAATCAGCTTCGTCAGTCTTTTCAGATTCAACGTTTGCTTGAAAGGGATGCTCGTGGTGGTACTCGATATACCGAAATTGTTCGTTCGCATTTTGGTGTTGTTTCCCCTGATGCTCGTTTACAACGTCCTGAGTATATTGGCGGTGGTTCCAATCCTATTAATATCAATCCTATTGCCCAGACGTCTGCATCGAATGTTACTGGCGGCTCGACCCCTTTGGGTAATCTTGCCGCTATGGGTACGACTTTGGCTAGTGGCCATGGTTTCACGTACTCTGCTGTAGAGCATGGGATGATTATTGGTCTTGTTAGTGTTCGTGCTGATTTGACTTATCAGCAGGGTCTTCCTCGTATGTGGTCTCGTAAGACCCGTTATGATTATTATTTCCCTGTTTTTGCTCATTTAGGTGAGCAACCTATTCTTAATAAAGAAATTTATTGTACTGGTTCTTCTTCTGATGATGATGTATTTGGTTATCAAGAACGTTGGGCTGAGTATCGTTATAAGCCATCTCAGATTACTGGTTTGTTCCGTTCCACTACCACCGGTACTTTGGATGCTTGGCATTTGGCTCAGAAATTTACATCTTTGCCTACTTTGAATGATACGTTTATCAGAGATACTCCTCCTGTTGATCGTATCCTTGCTGTAAGTTCGTCTATTGGTAAGCAGTTCTTATTTGATGCTTTCTTTGATGTTCGTATGGCTCGTCCGATGCCTATGTACTCTGTACCTGGTTTGGTTGACCATTTCTAATAATATTTCCTCCTCAATAAGCTTGCTTATTGGGGAGGTTTAATTGAGGTTAATTACTATGGGATTTGGTTCTGATTTCGGTCTTAGTGATTTGTTTTCTATGGGGTCTGATGCTGGTGCTGTTGCTGCTGCTCCTGCTACTGGCGGTATGTCGCTTATGATGTCTCCTTCTGTTATGGGAGCGTTGGGCGATCTTGGTTCTGCTGCTATTGGTGGTGGTTTGTCTTTTCTTGGTCAGTCTTCGGCTAATTCTGCCAATCAGGCTTCTGCTCGTGAGCAGATGGCTTTTCAGGAGCGTATGGATTCAACTAAATATCAGCGTGCAGTTAAGGATTTGCAGGCTGCTGGTTTGAATCCTATGATGGCGTATGGCAATATGGCAGCTGGTTCTCCTTCTGGTTCTTTGGGTGTTGGAGCCCAAAATACTATGTCTGGTGTTGGTAATGCTATTGCTGGTATTAAGTCTTCGGAAATTACTAAGCGTGGTGCTGAGACTGCTAATCTTCATGAGCAGAATCAGCTTATTAATGCTACGACTGCTAAGGAGGCTGCTACTGCTAAGAATTTGGAACAGCAAACTCGTACTAATGCTGTCCAGGAGTTGGTAAACGCTGAACAGTTAAATGTTCAACGTGCTCAAGCTCGTGCTTCTAATGCTTCTGCTGCTCGAGATATTGCTCAAGCTAAATCTATTATTGATGACAATGCAAAAAAAGCTATGATGTCTAATGTTTATGATGTTGGCGAAGCTGTTACTGGTTGGGCTAAGGATAGAGTGCAGAAATTAAATTCTGCTTTTTCTAATGTTCGTTTTGGGAAAAAATGATGACTAAACTTCCGTTTATTCGTACACCTTATAACTATGATGTAGATAAGGTTTCTTCTGATAATGGTCTTAAGTGTGAAGACCCTACTCTTGCTCAACAGCATTGTCGTGATGAATGCGACATTAATTATATTGTTGAGCGTTTTGGTGTTACTGGACAATTTCCTCCAGTTGATCGCCCGATGCCTACTTATGGCGATTTTACGGGCGTTTTTGATTATCGTTCTGCTCTTGATGCGGTTATGGCCGCTGATGAGTCTTTTATGTCTTTGCCGCCTAAGATTCGTGAGCGTTTTGCTAACGATCCTGCGGCTTTTGTTGATTTTTGTTCGGATTCTTCGAACAGATCCGAGGCGATGGAGCTCGGACTTATTCCTCCATCAGCTCCTCAGGAGCGTGTTTCTATTCCTGAACCTATTGGTTCTACCGGTACCCCAGAAGTTTGACTTTTGGGGTAAGCACAGTTACTCTACTTGATGTAACTGTGCTAGGTGACACCAATCTACTAAATGAGGTGATTTAATGCGTGTTCTTAAACGTCGTCCTGTATCAAAACATCGTTCTGCTAAGGCTTTTCGCCACCATGCTCGTAAGACTAAGGCTCCCAATATGGGTATGTCTCCACAACGTGGTGGTTGGCGTTTGTAATGTGTACTAGTCCTTTAAGGGCTTGGAGAGACCCCCGTAAGGGGGTTTCTTTTGCTAAGACTTCTCATTCTGGTGAGGAACTCGAATTACCTTGTGGTCAGTGTATTGAGTGTCGTTTTAAGCGTTCTCGTGATTGGGCTATTCGTTGTATGCATGAAGCTCAGTTGTGGCCTTCTAATGCTTTTATTACTTTGACTTATGCTCCTGAGCATTTACCCGATAATGAGTCTTTGGTTTATGACCATTTTCAGCGTTTTATGAAGCGATTGCGTAAGCGTTTATCTGGTGTTAAGTCTATTCAGGTTGATGGCGTTGATGTATTTCCTATCCGTTTTTATATGTGTGGGGAGTATGGGGAGAATTTTGGTCGTCCCCATTATCATGCTTGTTTGTTTAATGTTGATTTTCCTGATAAGAAGTTTCTTACTAAGACTAAGTCTGGAGATACGTTATATACTTCCGAAATTCTTACAAAGCTATGGCCTTATGGCATTTCCTCGATCGGCGATGTGAATTTTCAATCCGCCGCATATGTCGCTCGGTATATTATGAAAAAGATTACCGGCGATGCTGCCTTTAGTCATTATAATAAGGTTGATTCTGATGGAGTTATTATTAGTCGTACTCCCGAGTTTACTCGGATGTCTCTTAAGCCTGGTATTGGAGCTGGATGGTTCGATAAGTTCCACTCTGATGTTTTTCCCCATGACCATGTTATCGTGAAGGGTAAGGAGTGTTCTGTTCCTCGTTATTACACTCGAATGATTAAGCGTAATCATCTTCGTACTGAACCTAATTTAGGTCTTGACGAATATGATCTTGATGAGATACAGTATGCTCGTCTTGTTCGTGTTCGTGAACGTGCTGAGGCTGATACTGATGATCGGCGTGTTGCTCGTAATGAGATAAACAAGGCAAAACTTAACTTACTTAAGAGGTCTATAGAATGAAAATGATCGTATGCTCTATTAAAGATCGTGCTGCTGATGCCTTCGGCCGTCCGTTTTATGTTCCAGCTGTTGGCGTTGCTATTCGTAGTTTTCAAGATGAGGTGAATCGTTCTGATGCTGAGTCGCAAATTTATCAACACCCTGAAGACTTTGACCTGTTTGAGCTTGGCGAGTTCGACGATTCTACTGGTCTGTTCTTGCTCTTTGACAATCCGAAGTTACTAATGCTTGGCAAACAAGCTAAAGCCTCGGCATAATGTAAGCCCCTTCGGGGGCTTTTTTACTTTTAGGAGTTACTATGCATCGTAATAAGTCAGTGGACGTTCATCAGTTCGCTATGATTCCAAAAGCGGATATTCCGCGTTCTTCGTTTGATGCCCAGAAAACGTATAAGACCACGTTTGATTCTGGTTATCTAATTCCTGTTTATGTTGATGAAGTTCTCCCTGGAGATACTTTTAATCTTAAGATGACTGCATTTAGTCGTCTTGCTACTCCTCTTTATCCTATTATGGATAACATGATTATGGAGTCTTTTTTCTTTTTTGTCCCTAATCGTCTTGTTTGGTCTAATTGGCAAAAGTTTATGGGTCAGCAGACTAATCCTGGTGATTCTATTGCTTATACTATTCCTCAGACTACTTCACCAGTTGGTGGTTATGCTGCCTGTACCCTTGGTG